GGTCATATTGTTCTTCTTCATCTTCATCTCCCAACTTTTGAGACATCTCCCAAAATTCTCTAGCACCTAATCTAAAATCGTTGTGTGGGTCAGCCTTATACCAAAATACTTGATCTTGTAATTTGTTAGACTTTGCGTTATTATTTATCACTAAGCATTCAAAGTTTTCAGTACATTGATCCATAACTTGGCAAAATGATTCAAATGTAGGAAACATACCCGCATAATTTTCATAAATACGCTTTCTGTTTGCTATATATGGTTCTCTCAAAATAAAAACATAATCGATGTTAGTTCTAAGAGTTGGAGGAATGCCTAAAGGATACTGCATAGTAATTAACAACATAACCTTCCAATGACGACCGTTCATAAAAAGTAAACGCATCATTTTATCTTTGGCCCACGTGTTATCATATAGACAATCATCTAAAATAACAAATGTGCGTGGATCAATTGTGCTGCGTTTAAATTGATCCATTTCCTTTTTAATCTGTTTAAGAACACCTTTTTGACGTTTCAAAATGTTCTCAATTATAGCGGTGTTATACTCATTGTGAATAAATAGTCTTGGAACCATTCTGCCATAAAAACCGTTGCCTTCTTCTGTTCCTGAAATAACTGTCCCTATAGGGATATCTTGGTGATAAAATAACAAGTCTCTAACCAAAAAAGACTTACCAGTATCACGGCGACCTATCAACACAATAACGGGGCCTTTAGACTCATTAGGTTTAAAACTAATATTTTTCATATCAAAACGTTTTAACTCTAAATTCATATATTAACTATTAATATATTTATTCAATTATATTAAACGAAATTATATTTATTTTTTTATTATAAAATTAAGAAATAATTAGTTAAATATTTAGTTAATTAATATTTTATTTAGCTAATGACAGTTTCCATAAACTATCAAAAAAGAAAAAACAACCAATTGTTTCTAAAACTTCAGTCATCTAAACTAACAAATCTTAATTCTGTTCAAAACTATATTCCTATTTACACACGATTTTTCTCATTAAACAATAATAATTGGAATTCTATTAATTTAAATCACAACTGGGCTATATCAGATATTAAAGAAAACCAAAAACACGAATCTAGCAATATTTTTACATGCAAATTAAAACATGTTTCTGACGACGATGATTTAGTGAAAAGTCAAAAAGTATTTTTTAAAATGGCACCATTATTAGATCCATTTAAATACATTATTGGCAAATACAATTGTAATGATCCTGAACTATTTAATCTACCAACATTTGAACAAACTAACAAAGTTCATCCTAAAATAACAGGAATCAATAATGCTTCTTATGTAGATGGTTTTTTCTCATTTTTATCTGGACAAGTACTTAATCAACTTAACTTTATTCACGGAATAGATTATTATGGGTCATTCTTGGCCATCAAAAATAATTACCAATTTGATGTGATCGACGACATTGAATATTTAATTGGTTCTAACTTTTTCAACAAACAAAAAAGCACTCTTTTTTCTGTAGAGGATTATTCCCATTTAATTGCCGAAGTAGATGAAAAACCATTAAAACCAATTAAAATTTCAAACGAAATAAGTTTAAAGTCTAATATATCGGCTAAATCCATTGATAATAATTTATTTGAAGGCATCTTTGATGACAATGTTAAAACACTAGACGACATTAAATCACTAGGATTAGATTTAGTAGATATCACTAATTCATCTCAATTTGACATATCTTCTCAGAAAAAAACAGAGACATTGAAGTCTGGATCATCTTGCTCTTCAAGAACGTCCCATACAAACAATGATGAGTTAGAGTTAGAAGAGGAGGAAGTGAACGAAGAAGACTATGAATGTGAAAATAGTTTATCGGAAGACGACGAAAGCTATGAAACTATTGCTGAAAACGAAAAATTGATGGTAACTATTCCTGCTTTTCCAGTTCAAGTAATATGTATGGAACAATGTGAATCAACATTTGATGAATTAATTTATAATTCTGATTTGTCTGAAGAAGAGTGGTTTGCTTCTCTAATGCAGATTATTATGATTCTTATATCTTATCAAAAGATGTTTTGGTTTACTCACAATGATCTTCATACAAACAATATAATGTATGTTAAAACTAACAAGAAATTTATCTATTATGTATATAAAAAACAAATATACAAGGTACCAACATTTGGAAGAATATATAAAATAATTGATTTTGGAAGGGCTATTTATAAGTTCAATGGCAAGATATTTTGTAGCGATAGTTTTAATAAAGATGGAGACGCATTTACACAATACAATACTGAGCCATTTTTTAATGATAAAAAACCGAGATTAGATCCTAACTTCAGCTTTGATTTATGTCGTCTAGCTTGTTCAATGTTTGACTGCGTTGTTGAAGACTTTGACTCAATAAAGAATCTTGAATCTTGTTCACCTTTAGTGAAACTTGTTGTTGAATGGTGCTGTGATGATAATGGTGTAAATCTGCTATATAAGAATAATGGAGATGAACGCTATCCTGACTTCAAGCTTTACAAAATGATTGCTAGATGCGTTCATAATCATTTGCCTCATTCGCAACTAACAAGAAAAGAGTTTAGCAAATATATTGTTAATCATATACCAAAGGTTTCCTCTGAATATTCAATAAATATTGATAGTTTGCCTGTATGTGTGTAAATTAAGACAAAGGAATAAATAAAATAATAATATTTGGTTATTATAAAATATGTCACATTATGGATTTATAATAACCAGACACGTAAATTCTGAAAGGACGAATAAATATTGGAATCGTTGTATAAAACAAATTAAAAAGCATTATCCATTAAGAAAAATTGTTATTATTGATGACAATAGTAATCAACTATTTGTTAGTCCTGAGCCCGACCTTGATATGAATAATATTACAACTATAGAATCAGAGTTTCCAGGAAGAGGTGAATTGCTGCCTTACTATTATTTATTAAAATACAGATGGTTTCCAAACGCAGTTATTATACACGACAGCCTTTTTATTCACAAAAAAATACATTTCGAATACTTTAAAATGCCGGTTATTCCTTTGTGGCACGAATCATATGACAAAGAGAATTTAAATAATATTGTGCGCATAACATCAGCTTTAGTGAACAATAGGTCACTTATAAGCGAACTAACACAACCTGATGATGTTTTTGGAAAATTTACTCTTGTTAGGAATCATTTTAATCTTTGTTTTGGAGGACAATGTTATATTAAGCTTCCTTTTTTGGACCTTTTACAAAGAAAATACGGAATAACTAATTTGGTTAATGTGGTGCGTAATCGAACAGACAGATGTGCTCTTGAAAGAGTACTTGGATTACTTTTTTGTAGGGAATATCCTAAAGCCAGATATATTGGTTCTTTGTTTGGAAGAATACATGGTCATCCAAGAGCATTTAATTATCACTTTGAAGATTATGTAGATGATATAAGAAATCGCAAACGTGTTAGAATATTTACAAAGGTTTGGACTGGTCGTTGATCTATAAAAATGTATATGTGTTTGGATTGTGATTATATTAAGTATTATGCGTTGTCGGTAATAAAACATATGAATTAAATATTTATATGTTTTATAATTAAAAAGGTGGGTTATCCGTGAATGCTAATGGTGGAGGTTGTACATTTGATTCGTTTATAATGGGTTTCAATTGATCAACAATAAATCCTCCAAATATGACACTAACATAAACTAACAAAGAATCTCTAACCATAGTTTTTAATGGTTTTGGTTCATCATCAATGTATCTCATTTCTAAAAATTTGGCTATGAAAAATATAACGGATATAATCCCGGCTATTAAAAATATATTTTCCATATTATTTGTTGTTAGTTTTCTAAACATTAAACAACGCATTAAATTATGCTAAAACTTCTATATCATCCAATAGAATATCTTCTAATTGCGGAGGTGGTGTTATGTCATTAATGCCTAGAATATCAATAGGCAAATCTTCATTAGAAATTTTAATAACATCATCGTCATCTTCTTCCATTTTTCGTTGTATATTTCTTAACGTGCTAATTTCTTCTAGTCTTTCAATATTTTTCGGTGCTGTAATAAGCTCTTCTTTGCCGTGGTTGTTCATCACTGAATCAACATCGTTGAATTTCAGACTTTGTCCCGAATTTCCTTCTAAATGACTGGTTAATTTGCCACCTTCTAAAATGGCTACACTCTCTGTTTTGGCTGGTTGAGGAGGTTCAATAATTTGTTCTTTAATTTCTTCAACAACATCTTCTTCGACTGTTTCGTCCATGTATGCCTTCAAAATGTTTTCAACAGGAATGTTTTCTCTTACTGATGTTAGTATACATTCTTGAACAATGATCTCTAGTTCTCTGTAATTCTTTTGAATTTGTAAAGGTGGGCAATTAAGTTCAAATAAATATACATTCTTGTATATTTTGCGAGCTACATTGATGTATACTTTATGTATGAAGTCGTCTAATTTGGGTATATTGATTTCTATTTTCTTTTGTTTTTGTCCGACACGCATAGCAGTTAGTAATTTAAGTTGTATGATGTGAATACACGTGACTAAATCTTCTAAATAAGAGCAACCACTTCGTTCAATAATTCTTTTTCTTTCTGTTTCAATGATGGTTGGATTCCATTTAGATATGCGAACTAACAAATTTTGAAAGGTAAGTAAATACTTGTCCATTTCGTGGTTATCTTTGCATAATTTACAAGACTCATCAAAAATAGATTTAAGACCTTCGATGATAAGAGGTGTTAGTATAGTAAGCAAACGTGCGCCCCATTCGTTCTTTGATTCGTGAAGAGAACTAACATTAAAGTCATCCATAATGTAAATTAGTGATGTTTCTTTTTCGCTTTTTTAACACATTCGCTAAATGTTTTTTGCGCGGCTGAAAACAAGGGGTAGAAATCAACATAATTATCAGGTGAGATATGTGTTAGTTCGGTTTCGCATTTGTTATGCTGTGTAACAAAAAAGCTAACCAACTGATTTAGACACTATGCAGCGCGATGAAAAAAAATCAAAATAAAAGTACCCCCCAGGATCGATTTTGGACATTTTTAAAAATGTCCATTTTGCAAAATAGTATGGGTCTATGTCCCAAAAATGTGCGATTTTTTGGGTTGTGAGCATAATGCTTTGAGTTGCATTTTTGAGAAAAAAAAAGTGTTACTGAAAAAATTTTACACTTTTTAAAAAAATCATTTAAAAATAAATTGGGTGGAAATTCTAGGATACCTATGGAAACTTTTGGAACACACGAGAAAGTAGCAACGAGATTTTATTGTGAAAAATGTGACTATTTTACATCACGCAAGTCTAATTTCGACAAACATTGTCTCACAGGTAAACATTTGTCTTGCTACAATGGAAACCCAAAAGTAGCAAAAGTAGCAAAAGTAGCAAAATTCACTTGCCAAGGATGCGGACAGCATTATAAGAGCAAAGGAGGATTATGGAAACACTTAAAAAAATGCGGACACCAAGAGACTAAAACACAGATGATCATTGACATCATCAAAGACGATAAACAAATACAAAACTACTTAATTGAACAAAATAAACTACTTATTGAACAATTATCCCAACAAAACAAGCACCTTATTGAACAGAATACACGATTATTTGAAATTGCTCAGCAACCAAACCAACAAATAGTTGGAACAATGAACAATTTGAATTGTACTAACAAGTTTAACATCAATGTATTTTTAAACGAGACGTGTAAGAATGCTATTAATTTAACCGATTTTGTTAACCAAATATCATTGAGCATAGAAGACTTGGAGGAAACAGGAAAAAATGGATACGTTGAAGGAATTAGCAATGTTTTCATTAAAAACTTAAATGATATTGACTACAGTGAACGACCTATTCATTGTAGTGATTCTAAACGGGATACACTTTATATCAAAGATGACAATCAATGGGTTAAGGATGACAAAGAGAAACTAACAAACGCAATTAAAATTGTTGCCAATAAAAATATCAAACAAATACCTGATTGGCAAAAAGCACATCCCGATTACAACGACCCTAATTCTAAACAAAACGACCAATACATGAAAATGGTCTACGAAGTTATGTCTGGATCAACAGTCGAAGAACAACAAAAAAATTACAACAAAATTATTAAAAATATATCCAAAAACGTTATTATTAACAAAGATATATATAAGTAAATATATGTTTATTCATATTACAACCGCAAGTTGTGTATGTATATCCTTAGTTGTAAATAGTGTTGTCTTTATATATTCAATATCTTCATCGCTAAAACCGGCTTCTTTACATTTTATAACTAACAAAATATTTGCCACATTTAATTGACTTTCATTTGCTATAATAAAATTATTATTCTCTAATATCTCTTCTTTTAACGACACAACATATTGGTCTAAATAAATGTTTTTAATTGCCCGTACTATTTTATTGCCCATTTTAGATATATATAGTTAATTTATATCTAAAATACTTTAAATTTTCAATTTTATTTATATTTGTCTATTTGATTCAATGATGTAATCCTAAATAAACGTTAAATTATTTAATGAAATTGAATTGTCTAAATAAATGAATTGTATAATAAACAACATTAATATCTTTTCGCTTCTAATTTCCTTTCTGACTTTATTAAAAGCAATCAACAACTCATATCTTTTTAATTGACTTATATTAAAATGTCCTACTTCTAATAGTTTTATAAAGTCTAGCGCATTATATGATTTTTCATACAATTTCACCACAAGTTGTTGTAATTGAGATGTGTTTATATTTGATTTAACAGATTTTGTTAGTTCTTTCTTAAGCCACTCAAGTCTTTGAACATTTATGTCTGAATAACCAAATGTTTGGTCTAAGTTGTAGTGATACAAGTTGATTTGCCTGTTTCTGTGTTCTGGTTCAGGTACATATATTTCACAAAATCTGGACAAAATAGGACGCAGCATTTTGTATTTATCTTCCACGATGATAAAAAAGCGTGTATTGTGACTAAACAATTCGATGCAACGTCGTAGGGCTGATTGTGCGTCCATTGTTAGTTTGTCACCGTTAAAAAGGACGATGCTCTTAAATGTTTCACCGCCGTTTGAATGTATATGCGTTTTAGCAAAGAACTTTAATTCTTCTCTGATAAATTTAATGCCTTTTCCGTGAGCGCAATTAACGTATAATACAAAATCCTTTATTTTATCTTTGTCACCTTTATATATTAATGATATAAACTCGTTAACAATAGTACTTTTTCCTGAGCCGCTGGGTCCATTAAAAATAATATTGGGTATTTTATGATTTTCATAGAAGCATTTCAATTTCGAGCGTATATTTTCATGAATTTCTAATGACATCTAATAAATTATTTAGCCGCTATTTTTATATTGTAATTATTATAAATAATAATATAAAAGTATTCAAATATAATAGTATGCATGATGAATGTCCAATTTGTTTAATGAAAGAAGTACAATGTTTTACTGAATGTGGACATGGATTTTGTGTTTCATGCGTTTCAAAAATAAAAAGGTGTGCTATGTGTAGAAAAAAATTAAATCATCCCATTATTTGCATATCATTGTCAGATACTAAACCGATAGAACGTGCAAGAGTAGTTGATTCTTACTTTCGTGTATCAAATATAGTAAGATTTATGTCAGGCATTGCGTTTAGTTACTAGACATAATTATCCGGCAAATCGACTTCTTTATTTGAAAGAATATCAATAATATATTTTTTGGATTTTAAGTGTAGTTTAATAATACAAAATATAAATATATGTGCTATTGTTGTATAAATAACGAAAAAATCATAGATAAATTGTGAAGTAAAATAAGGTGTATTAGTTTGCCATAATCCTATTACAATTATTATAATACCCAATGAAATAGAATACACATTTTTTATATTATCAATAGTAGAATCTATAACATTTTTAATTGCTATATGTTTTCTGTGTTCAGGTACAACTGGCATAACTGTAAATATATGTTGCTATCTTTTTAAACGGTTTTGAATTAGAATTTAAGCATACATATAAAATTAATAACTTATCTTTAAATATAAATAGTTAAATATATTATTTATGTTAAATACAAAATGAATGAAAATGTGTGTCCAATTTGTTTATATAGGGTTGTTAGTTATAAGACAAAGTGTGGACATAGTTATTGCTTCAAATGCTTATTTAATATAAATAAGTGTGCTTTATGTAGGCAAGAATTTAAGTCAACTAAAGATTTTGTTAGTTTGTTGTCAAATAAACAACAGAAAAGATTAACAAATGTAAAAAAGATGTCCAGATATTCTTATTGGAATAGTGTATAAACTAACAAAAAATTGAAACAAATAATTTGTTAGTTTAATAATCAATAATAAAGATAGCAACAATGAATTCTAAAAAGCAATTATATAAACTAAATAAGAAGAGGAATGATAAAATAAAACAGAAGGCGATCAAAGAAAAAAGTAATTATATATTGGATAATTCTCCAATGTGCGATGAGAGTTATGGTGAACAAGAAGAACCAACGCCAGAAATTCAGGATAATGCTTATGATGTGTTTGGGATCTTGCGAGGATATGATGAATATAATTACATTAGTGAAGAAGAATACAATGGATGCGCTATGTATATTAATGGATTTGATAAAAGCACTGCTGAACATGTATTTCATCGTCTAAAAGGCAGAAATGACGAGTATATAAAACATTTTATATTAAATATAGGAATAAATTCATCAACATTTCGCGTCAATTGTGACTGCTTTATATGCGTTGTCGATGAATTAGTTGAAGAAATAATGATAAATTGTGCTATAATAAAGAGGGCAAAAATATTATTTTACAGCTTAAAGTTTAAAAACAAGTTTAGACGTTGGTTATGGGAAAAGGTAAGAAAGACTAACCTAAATGCGAAATATAATTGTGAATTATGACTATGATTTATTGTATGTGTTAGAATCGTGGTAGAAGTTTAATTATTTTTTATTTTGACTTGCTTCATGTTTAAACAACGCTACTCAGACTGTGTGTAAATGGATTGTCTTTGAATGCTTGTAGCAAGTCACCAGACATTCTATCATTTGAGTAACTGCTTGTGTCCTGATATTGAGGCATTGATGATATATGTCCGTGCGTTTGCAATGAAGGTCCGTGGACAACAGTGGTCTGAGGTGCCCATAAGCGATTATTTTCTCTATCAGAATCTAATCTGTTTGTACTAACATTAATAACAGAATTGAAATTCTTTGCGTTTCCTTGATTCATACGTCCAGCAATACTTTTTTCTTTAGCTTCACTGTTAGTTTGTCTGTATGCTGCGTCATATTGCATGAGTCCATGTTTAGAAGACATTCCCATAAAATGGTCGTGATTTACAGTATCACGTTGGTTATTGATTGGTTGATGTTCATTGACTAAATAACCAGCATTATCTTTTTGACTGTTGATATAAGTATTTGGTTGATAAATAGTAGTTTCTTTTATAGTGACTCCAGGGACATCACCTGGTGTAAGAACATAGTTTCCTGGAACTTCGCCGATAGCATTTCCATAAACACGTATATTGGAGCTATATTCTTCTTTTCTGGATGGTTTAAGAATGTCCATAATAGGAGCAATAACGGCACCAATTGCGCTTGAAAATCCAGAGCCATATGTATGTGGTTGTTGGTTAACAGATCTGCTGTTTTCATAACAGCTGTGACTTTTATGGCAATTTTCTTGATGTTGAGATTGTAAAGGTGCTGTTCTGGATGCTGAAGACGGACCGACTTGGAATCCTTCAAGCTGTGTTTTTTTGGTACCTTCGTGTCGTGTTGGGACATAACTTGCTGTTTTAAGCGTGGAATTAGGTGTACCTTGAACATAAGTTGTGGTGTCATTTCTGTGTGATGTTTTTTGTATTTCTTCGGCAACATATCTAGGACCTTTTTCAGCACCAGTTGTGGTAAGCCATCTATCTTGTGTATTAATAAAATAAGTATCTGGTCTATATTTTTCAACCTTGCCTTCAATGCCAATGTTTTTAATGACTGATTGAGCAGGACCTTGGAGACCGTTTAAGTCATATTCTTGTTTAGGGTTGTTAACCGTTCTGAGTTCATCGACTGTTTTAGGAAGCCATTTATCGCGTGCTTCCATTCCAGCATTAAAGCCAAGACTTCCGCTAGTTGTGTATCCTTGGTCAAGTCCAGGACCAACCATAACAGACTCGAAAGGTTTGACCATGTTGTTTTTGTTAACCGGATTTTGCCTAGATTGATAAAAATCACTCATAGAAGGCATACCATAAGTCCATTGAACGTTGTCTTGTGGTTTAAAGAGTGGTGCTTGTTCTATTTTTTTGATAATTTGAGAACCAGATCCGGAATAGCTGTCTAAGATGGTTTCAGCATTATTGTTATTGTAAATTTGTCCTTTTGGTTTTCCCCCATTAAAGGGAACCATATTATTATGCTTAAATTCATTACTGTCCATATAGTCACCGGTTAATGAATAAATTTGCTGAATATTGTTCCCAACAGTTGCTCCAGAACGTTCTTTAAGTTCGTATGCGTTTTGATTAAAATATTTATCAGTTGCTGCGTTTGGATTTGGATATTCCTGAATATTGTCGATGAGTTCTTTGTTGTTAGTTATAGGGTAGTTTTGAGGCTGAACATTAGTATTAGGTAAATAGTTGTTAAATTTGGATTCAAGGTTGCTAGATTGTAAGTTTGTTCTTATGCCCATATTGTTAAATGATTCCTTTTTCTTGTTTGCTGTTGACATATTTTCTTTGTTTTCTTTGTTTATAATGTACATTCCACCTAATGCGATTAATGGTATAGCAATTTCCATATTACTATATAAATATAAAAAATTAAAGCTTAAACTTCCATAAAGAACTATTGTATTATATTTCTATGACACATAGCTCGTTGTTAGTTAGACGATATGTTTAACTTGTCTTTGTAGTTATGTGTGTTTTGTTTATATTTATGTACATAATTAAGCATAACTTGTTTAACATAATTATGTAGAGTGATTTTATCTGGTAGTTAAGATGATATGTAATGTAACTTGGAGTTAAGATCAATCCAATTCTGTCTTGCATATGAAAGAATGTCTGAATATGCGGTGGTGATGAAATATGTGAAATGGAAAAAATAAAAAGAAATCGCACATCACATCGCATCACATCGCATCACATCACATCACATCACATCACATCACATAATATAAAATAATTTAGTTATACATAATTGTATATTGCTGATTATTGTTAGGTATATTACTTGACCTTCCTTCTTTTGAGAAATAATCTTTTTCTAAAATGCGTGTACTTACATTATTTGGGAATCGAATTTCAGTATGTTGCTGAGGATTATTTGGCAATATATAAGCGTGATTTTGAGGCAAATCTCTTGCTGTCCATGCAGGCATAATAGCTCTTGATTGCTCTGTTGTTAAAAAAGTGTCGCAAACAGGATAATCTATTGGAGAAGCATATACTGACTGCTTTTTGTATGCGTCTTTTTTTATACAATCGCGGTTATTAATTTTATCTATTCCTAAAAGAGAACTCTGAATGTCAACTGAATGTGTCCATAAATTGCCTCCCCATTTTTGAGGAATAATTTGAGGATCTAACATAAAACATGGTTTAGTTCCGTTTCCTGGTGTATCTAAATACCACCTTTCTTGATCGGTTTGTTGCCGCAATTGTATAATTATTCTTGCTTCGTCATCATGAAATCGTGTAAATGCCATATTATATTATAATAATATAAGAAATATAATATAATTATTTATTTTAAGCATAAGGACCAGATATTGTTAAATAATATACACTTGACCCTATATATTTTATGTCTATTATGTAAAATCCCGCAGTCGGAATAGAAGTTAAGTTTGAATATATATTAGAGCAATCAGATGTAATCGTCAATGGAAGTACATTTGTTGTCGTTAAGTATAATCTATACAAACCATTTACTATAAGATTTTGAAACGACAATTTAAGAGTGGTTGATCCTGTTTGGTATGACCAACTTGTTGAGAAGTAATTAGAAGCGTTCACAACGATGCATCCAGAAGCATCAGTTAATGGTGTCACTGTTTGATTTACATTAGACATGCCTCCTGGAGGTCCAGTTGGACCACGACATCCCAAACCAGTAGGTCCTGTTGGTCCAGTTGACCCAGTATATGTATTTCCTATAAACCCTTGAGGTCCAGGAGGCCCGGTTGGTCCAACAACAGGTACGTCTTTAGGAGTCACATAACAGCATCTTCTACTTCCTAAATTTGACACATAATCACTATAATTTCCAATATAACGTTGGCTCATATAATTAGTCTATATATTTTTTATATTAAGTTGATGGCAAAGGAACTAAACCAAGCTTAATGATGCCTAAACCTGCCACACTATAGTTTATAACAAGCGGCAAATCGTTCTCTAAATACATTTCTAGATGTGGACTCAAATTAGTACACTTAATTACATAACCTAAGTTTTTCAATGAAAACACACCTTGAATCACTTTTGATGAATCTTGCTTAAGTTGGAATTCCATTGAACCGGATTCTACACGATGAAGTTCTACTAACACGTGTTGACCTTGACAAATAAAAATAAGTTCATTACCAACCGATTTAATCTCAATCTTTTCTGCTAATGATGTAAAGTCTCTGATGATTTTTTGGAAATCAGCTGAAGGCAAATTAATAATGGATGAGAAGGTGACATCAGGGAACTCTAATTCATCTTGATCCGGATCCATTAATTTCAGCTTAATGTTCTTACATTGATTAATATTTCCGTTTTCGAATTTCAATGATAAAAATGTTACAATTCCGTCAAAATAATCATTATTATCAATATACATTGTTAGTGTATCATTGTTGTCGATTGAATTGATAAGCTTAAAAAAATGGAACATATTGACTCCTATAATTATTTTTTCTTGTTTGCACTCATAGAATTCAAATTTACTTGCTGGTAAATAAACATAAACAACAATTGTATGTGATTTGTCCATATTTATGATTCTAATTCCATCTGGTTGAAATGTTATATTGGTGTCTAATAAAATGTCTTTAAGTGCTGTTATTAATGTTCTAAACGGAGCAATTTGGATGGTCTGTATAGTTAAAACATTTCCTTCAGTATTATTCATTTATATTTACTTTTAAACGCAATTCTTTAAATTCTTATTGTGTTTAAATTATAAATAATGAAAACAAACGAATTAAATAGTATTTGTCATTATGCATAATGAGCGAAAGACCAACTTGTAATGATCCATCAGAAATACTTAAAGAAATTTTATGGATAAAACAACATATTTTAGAAATAAATGGCACACTAACACAAATTAAATCTACATGTAGGCCAGTTTATAAAATTCAAAATAATGAATCGAATTATATTCCTACTTCTCCTAAATCTTCCACTATTCCTATACCTCCGCCAATTGTTACAACCCCTTATCATGATGTTTCTCCTACATCTATGGCTTCTCCTACATCTAATAAAACAACGCCTACATCTATGGCATCACCTACATCTAATAAAACAACGCCTACATCTATGGCTTCGCTTAAATCTCCTTCTAGAAAAGTAAGTAGTGAACATGTCCTTAATCAGCTTCCACCAAATAGAGCAATTGAAAGAGTTCCATCAGAATATTACAAATCCAAATCAACATCGTTTTATGGTGAGATAGTTTCTGAACAGACATACCAAACACAGACACAACAACAGCAGCAGCAACAATTAATAAATGCCCAGCAACAAGCTTTGTGTGCGACGCCTATACACAAATCAGCAATTAAAATGTCGTACAATGGAATGAGATTATATGAGCATAGCAAACCAATTTATTATACCTTAAGTGAAGGTGTAAAAAAACATTACGTTATTATTGATTAAATAGTCACTTTAGGAACTCTTCTAGTACCAAAGCCGTACTTTCTCCTGGCTTTCATCACAGCTTTATATCCTTTGGAGCCTTTCTTGCAACCGCTTGCCAATATATTGTAGTCAATAGCTCCAGCCTTGCCAGAGGTTAATGCGCTTGCTAATCTAGCGATTCCCCACGATTGCGCAGTTTGATTAGGTCGCGACCCTGATGAATAATATGCGCCTTCACCTTTTTTTATTACTTTAGCAAGAGATGAAACAGAGCATCCGCTCATTTTAGATAGTTCTGATTTTACACGTTTTCGTGTGTAATATTTGCCTTTTTTATAAAGTCTTTTTGATTTGAGTAATTGCTGCGTTTGTTTTTTCTTGTCTTTAGCAGACAATCTATTAGGTAAATATCTTAAATTAATCTTTTTATTATGCTTATATGTCTTCATAATATAAATAATATAAAATAAAATATATACTTAAAGAATTGATGAAATACTTATTTAATGAACGAAGATAAACAACAATTGATTGCGCAACTGATAACTTCATTGAACGATAAATATAAAGACGAACCTTATATGCTTCAACGAATAGATATACACTTGAAGAATTTGCCTGTTATTCTTGAACAAGAAAAAAGAAAATATAATGAAAGAGTGTGTAGATTCAATGAACTAACAATGGAACACGAAAATTTCCATAAAGTATTTTTAAGTAAATATCAATATTTTTATTCGCCACATAATAACAATTATTATGAATACGATGGAAAAACATATTCGATGATATCAGAAGATTATATTTACTATAACTTGCTTTCTACCATTAGCAATGAAGGTAAACTAACACAATGGAAATATAAAACGAAACAAACAATTATTAAAAAAATAAAAGAACGCAATTTATTCAAATCTATGCCTGAATCATATACAATTCAAACCGTTCTTAATTTTCTTCAGTCGTTTTTCAATTCAAACGCAGATACCAAATATTTTTTATCAGTAATTGGTGATTGTATATTAAAGAAAAACACAGATTCATTATTATATTTTGTTAGTTCAAACTTAAAAACTCTCATCAATTCTATTGATATTATTATGAACAATGTTTCTGGCTTTGGAGTAACTAACAACTTTATAACTAAATACCATGAAACACATAATTTACAACAATATAGATTAATAAAATCAAATGAATCAAGACAGATTTCGAGTGAATTAATGAATGACACCCTTAAACATATTGGATTGGATTTGATATGTGTTGCAACTCATTATTCTGATAGATATGGTAATTCAGACGCGTGCTTAACTATTGAACCAGAATGTTCAAAGGATTATGTTCTGTACTTTACTAACAACTCTATTGAATCTATTATTGAGAGTTTTATTTCAGAATGTATCCAAGTTGTTAGTTCTGACACCAATTCATTGTTGACTAAGAAAGATATGATTAGAATTTGGAAAATTTATTTATCAAATTTGGACATCCCAAGTGTGATATATTCACAGCAACTTCAAGAAATACTTATGTCCAAACTCGAGCATAATGGAAATATAGAAAATACTATCTTTACAAATGTAACAAGTAAATACTTACCTGTTGTTAGTTCTTTTCTTTCTTTTTGGGATTCACACATTCAAATTACACAAAACCCATTTGATGAATACGAAATAGATGAACTATACAAAATGTGTAAGATAACACTTACAGACAAAAAAATGCCTCAATCATCTATTATTAAAATTATCACTAATTGTTTTTCACCATCTGTTGAAATAGTAGATGGCAAATATGTAAAAGGAATTACGTGTGACTTGTGGAACAAAAAAGATGATATTAATGAATTTTTGCGTTCGTTTATTGAAACAAATAAAAATGATAATAAAAAAGATATAATATCATTCGATGAACTGTATCAATCATACCAATCCTATTTCAAGGCAAAGAGAACAGTTGAACAAGTAAATTATATGATTGTTTCTAAAAATTATTTCGAAACGTTTATTCAAAAAGAACTAACACAACATATCATATTTGACAAATTTGTTAGTTCTATGTTTTTTGATGAGTTATAAATTGTTTGATTAAGCGTTTAATGCTCTGTTTAAAGGAGATTGTTCGAATGCGTTTGGATATTCAGCTCCAACATGGGAACGGTTCATTGTTCCTCCGCGCATTTTGCGTCTGCGTCTACGTCCACCTGACATACCAGCTTCCATTTGGACTCCAATGGAACCACTACCGAAGTTGGTTATGCCAGCGCCGCTAATACCATCTCCGTTCCAGCTGGCTGAGCCCTGGGGCGACAAAGGAGCCATACCGGATCCACCTCTCATTCTGTGTCTGCGTCTACTTTTGCCACCAACAAGAGCACGGTCTAATGGACTGAATGTTTGAGGTACAACATCCTTAATCATATAGCTTGATCCAACGTCGGCTGGACTGAGAGAAGCAGCACCGCCCTTCATTTTGCGTGATTTACGTGTACCTATTTTCACATAACCAAATTTACCTTTCTTGGCACCGTATCCGTGTTTAACTAAACGCATCTCTTTCTTAGCAGTAAAATGCTTGGCTTTAGAAACAATGCGACCCGCTTTGTTCATCATAAGATCTGATTTAAGCAATCCACCTGATGTTTTTTTTGCTGTTCCGTGCCAAACTTGAGCACGAGTGCCGATAGTATGAGTTTTACCAGTCATTATAAAATAATGGAAGAAAAAAATAAAACTCGAGTAAAAAATATGGATATACAACTAAAATTTATTTCTTAATGGTTTAAAAGATCCTCCTGGTTGACCTTCCCAACCACCAAGATAATCCAGTTTGACTGGACCATCTGGATTTCCAAATGTTGTCCTGCCTCCTAAAGTTCCTGTGATAATTTGTGCTATCCTGGTATTTTCAGTTTGAGATGGGTCGTTCCAACCTTGTTTTATGCTGTTTGATTGTGGTGGGATGCAGCTACATAAATTATCTTCAGATATATCATTTGCGTTTGTTATGTTTTGGAATGCTTGATTTATTAAAAAGGTAATATAATATTGCTTTAAGTAAGACTTATTCATAAACAATCTCATATTGGCTTTGTTTCCAGGTGTAAATCTATTGTTGTTATATATTGTCATTTAATATCATAATATATAATTAAAATAAAAATTGAAACTATTTAAATAAACTGTGTTAAATAATATAAGTGCAAAATGAGTTCTGACGACGACAATACCCTATTCTTTGAAGTTGAACAAAAAACTGATAAACAACACATTTTAGACAACCCTGATACCTACATTGGGTCGGTTGAAAATGTTGATTCAGCTATGTGGGTAATGGATGAAGAAAACACTAGAATTATCGAGAAAAAAATAGCCTATGTTCCCGGATTGTTTAAACTGTTTGATGAAGGCATTGTTAACTGTAGAGATCATGTTGTGCGTATGAAAACTAAAGTTGATGCTGGTGTTGCTAACTCTGTTCCTGTTTCCTATATTGATGTATCTATTCAAGACGACGGAACCATTGTAATGGTTAATGATGGCAATGGCATTGATGTAGTTCAGCATCCTGAATATGGTGTATGGGTTCCTGAATTGATTTTCGGTCACTTAAGAACTTCTACTAATTATAACAAAGAAGAGAAGAAAATCGTTGGTGGAAAGAACGGGTTTGGTTTTAAATTGGTTCTTATTTGGTCTACATATGGTATGATCGAAACAGTAGATCATATTCGTGGGCTTAAATATACCCAAGAATTTAAGGACAATTTAGATACTATTTGTCCGCCTAAAATTACAAAGGCAACCAAAGCAAAACCGTACACCAAAATCGTGTTTAAACCTGATTATGAACGCCTTGGATTAGAAGGGTTAACGCCTGATATGGTCGCTCTTTTGAAAAAGAGAGTATATGATATCTCTGCAATAACAGACAAGACAATCAAGGTTAAATATAATTCAGCTACAATTCCAATTAAGAACTTTGAGCAATATATAAGCTTGTATATTGGAGACAAATCAGAAGAACCACGTGTTTATGAAGAAAATGGTGCTAGATGGGAATATGCGGTAGCACGCAGTCCAAAGCACGAATTTATTCAGGTGTCTTTTGTTAACGGCATATATACATCAAAGGGTGGTAAACATGTCGAATATATATTGAACCAAATCATTAAGAAGTTAACCGATTACATTGAGAAGAAGAAAAAGATTAAGGTAAACCCGGCTTCTATTAAAGAGCAAATTATTCTGTTTATAAGATGTGATATAGAAAATCCTGCGTTTGACAGTCAAACAAAAGATTATATGAATACTCCATCGAAAAAGTTTGGTTCTACATGTACTGTTACTGATAAGTTTATTGAAAAGATGGCAAAGTTAGGAATTATGAATACAGCGTGTGACCTTACTGAAATAAAGGAGGTTAAGGCGGCAAAGAAAACGGATGGCACAAAGTCTAAGTCAATTAAAGGCATTCCAAAATTGATTGATGCGAATTTTGCCGGCACAAACCGTTCGAGTGAATGTACGTTGATTTTATGTGAGGGAGATTCAGCTAAGACCGCAGTTCTGTCAGCACTGTCGGCTAAAGATAGAGACTTTTATGGTGTGTATCCAATGAAAGGGAAAATAATGAATGTAAGAGACAAAACAATTAAGAATATCGGTGAAAATAAAGAACTAACAGAATTAAAGAAGATTTTCGGCCTCGAATTAGGCAAGTCTTATGATACGATAGAGGAAGTCCATAACAATCTTCGTTATGGAAGATATGTTGTTATGACTGATCAGGATTTAGACGGTTCACATATCAAAGGTTTGTTTATAAATGTGATACATAAGTTGTGGCCTTCTTTATTCAAACTAGAAGGGTTCAATCATTTTATGAACACGCCTATCTTAAAGGCAAGAAGAGGAGAACAAGAGTTAAAATTTTATAACCAAGGTGAATATGAACAATGGAAAGAACTAAATAAAGACAGCGCAAATAAATGGGAAATTAAGTATTACAAAGGGTTAGGTACCTCTACAAAGGAGGAATTTAAGCAATATTTTAAAGAAATGAAACTAGTTGGCTTTAAATATGCTGATAACACTAGTGACGATTCTATTGATATGGTATTCAACAAGTGTAGAGCCGATGATAGAAAGAAATGGCTTGAGAATGAATATGATCGCAACAGTTTTGCTGATACTACACAATCATCGGTAACCTATGAAGACTTTGTGAATAAAGAGCTTATTCACTTCTCGAAATATGACTGTGATAGAAATATTCCTAACTTGATGGACGGTCTTAAAATCAGTTTAAGAAAAATATTATTTAGTGCGTTTAAAAAGGGATTGAAAAGTGAGATTAAAGTAGCACAGTTTAGTGGATATGTATCAGAGCATTCATCTTATCACCACGGTGAAGAAAGTTTGAATAATGCTATCGTATGTATGGCGCAGAACTATGTAGGTTCAAATAATATAAACTTGCTTATGCCTGTTGGTCAGTTCGGGTCTAGACGTATGGGAGGCAAAGACTTTTCGAGTCCAAGATATATATACACGTGTATTGAGAAATTAACTAGATGTATATTCCCTGCTGCGGATGACCCAGTAATGCAGTATTTAGACGATGATGGTACACCGGTGGAACCAAGATATTATGCTCCTATTATTCCGATGATATTGGTAAATGGAACAGTTGGTATTGGTACTGGTTTTAGTAGCAGTGTATTGTGCTATAATCCAAAAGACTTGATTAGATATTTGAAGAATAAGCTTCAGTCTGTTAAGGATGATGTGGTTGAGTTTATGCCTTATTACGAAGGCTTTGCTGGTGATATAGTTAAGATAAATGATACACATTATTTGGTTAAGGGTAAATATGAGAAGATCAATGACAACGAAATAATCATAACTGAATTGCCAGTTGGTTATTGGACAGATAATTGTAAAGAGTTGTTAGAGAGTCTTGATAATGACAAAGACAAAGATGGTAAAAAAATTACTCCTGTAATAACTGATGTGCGTGATAATTGTACTGACAACAAAGTATGGTTTAAGGTCACATTTAGCCCTGGCAAGCTTGCTGAGTTAGAATCAGCAAAGGGAGACCATGGGTGCAATGGCCTTGAAAAGTTGCTTAAGTTATATACTACATTGTCTACAACAAACATGCATTTGTTTGATGAAGAAGACAAGCTTAAAAAGTATGATGCTATCGAAGAAATTATTGATGATTACTATTGTGTAAGGTTAAGATATTATGATTATAGAAAAGATTATATGTTGCAAGAATTAAGACATAAAATTATGGTTGCGTCTAATAAGAGAAAATACATTAAGGAATTGATTGAAGGTAGCATTGACTTGAGAAACAAGAAGAAACAAGATATTGTAGATATGTTTATTGAACGAGAATATGATATGATAAATGATGATTATGAATATTTATTAAAGATGCGTATGGATTCAGTGTCGGAAGAAAATATGGCTAAAATAATGAAGGAAGAAAAGGATATGATAGATGAATTTGAACGATTAATGAATACAACTCTTGAAGAAATGTGGTTATCTGAGTTAAGTGAGCTTGAGGCTGAGTATGATAAATATAAACTGATGCGTGAAGAACTTCAGAGTTCTGAACCTAATGAAGATGGCGAAGATGGTGACAACAAAGGAAAGAAGAAGAAGTCTAAGGCTAAACCAAAAGCTAAGGTTGAGCCAAAGACCAAGGTTGAGCCAAAGACCAAGGTTGAGCCAAAGGCTAAAGCAGAGGCTGAACCTGAGCCGGAAGAAGTGGAAATAGAAATAGAAATAGAAGAAGAGATAGAGATAGAATTGCCTAAAAAAGTTGTAAAGAAAGGTGTTAAAAAGATTGTTAAAAAGGCTAATTAAATATTTTATAATAAACTAAACTAATGCGCCAGATTTGTAACCAATATCATCGCATTTATATATTTTTATTGTCTAGTTCATCTTATGACGTTTAATAACATAATATGAACATAATTATTATATAATCATAATACCTATATTTCCTTAAAAAGTTATAAAAGTATTTCATTAATTACTTGTAATTTGACAATATAATTAACTTTATTTTAGTTGTGTAGTTTTCAGGGTCACTAAAATTGTCAGATGAGTTATTAGCTAGATTTTTATACAACACTTGAAGTTCTGCCAAACGTAAAACGTCACCTTTTCCAGATTTATTTTTTGATATTTTGTATATTGTTTCCAAAAAATCTTCCCTTAATGCTGCTTCTGCTCTAAAGCGAGCATTTCCATCACTGTATTTATTTGGATTTACTTCAGCAAGTTGTTGTTGATATAATTCTTCTAAATATTCATTATTTAATTTTTTTTGTTGTTTATTTATGTCTGAGTTTTTCAGTTCATTTATTTGATCTTTAATTTGTTTTGAAATATTTTTTGAAATACCTTTTAATTCCTTAGGCTTCATGTTAATTAATTCTGAATTTATAGCATATTTTGATTCTTTATTTATTGGGGAGGGAGATTTTGATTTGTGAGATAATGTGTTTTTCTTAATACATTCTCCGGTTTTTCTATTTTTTCTAGATCCATTAGCACATTTGTTTCGTCTTGTTATTTCACTTTTTTTAACGCAGTTCCCAGTTTTTCTATTTTTTCTAAATCCATTGGCACATTTGTTTCGTTTTGTTATTTCACTTTTTTTAACGCAGTTCCCAGTTTTTCTATTTTTTCTAAATCCATTGGCACATTTGTTTCGTTTTGTTATTTCACTTTTTTTAACGCAGTTCCCAGTTTTTTTATTTTTCCTAGATCCATTTGAACATTTTTTACGAAGTTTCGTTGACATATAATATAATATAATATAATATAATTTATATTGTGTAATATAAATTAGTCTACCAATGATTTAGGTACACATAAAGATTTAGCAATTCCATAAGAAAATAAATATAAGAATAAGAAACTGGAAAAAGTTATGCCACCTCCATCATTGTTGTTTCTAGGGGTAGAGCATATTGTTCTTTTTTGAATATGTGTAAAATTCCGCAGCATTATTATATAGATAATCTTATTCCATTTATATTAATTTTCAAATAAATTAAATAATCCATAATCTATATTTTCTCATAAGAGGGTTGATGTTGCTTTATGTATTGGAAGAATTATTTATAACTGATAATGTCTATTTTACGATATGATAGATAATGGTCCAATATATAATTAAGGATAATATGTTTAGAACCAACTTGGCATTCTATAATTGTTCTTATCTTTTTGTCTTTCGACTACTGGTGTGGCTAAAGGCACTGCTAATGTGTTAATGTCTTGTAAATACTTTAAATATCCTTGTGCCTCAGAATAAACATTAAAGACGCAATAATCAATAACCATTTGATTTAATTGATATATTTGTTGAGATATGTTAGTTGGTTGATTGGCAGCGTGTTGTAAAAAGACACTTCTCATGATTGTTTTCAATGCGTCACAATTGACTGGGTCGACTACATATTGTTCGTTTGATTTTCTATATACTCCTGCTCTTATGCCATTTTGTATAATTTGCATATTTTCTTTTGAGAAATAAGTTTTTGATAATGGTGTTTCATCCCATTGACCTATTAACGGTTCTCTATAAGTTGTACATTGATTGGCAGGTATTTTGTCATACATTGAGAATAAGTTAGAAATGTCTGGACCTTGTGTTCTTTTGGCAACATCGATGCGTCCATTTGAGTATGTTTCATTTAATTCAAATGCGTTCATATTATAATAGATTTACAAAAAAAATATATTTATTTAATTTATAGATATGTCTTTTCAAAAACTAATTTTAGTTTCAGCCATTATTATATTAATTGTTGTGTTAGTTATAATTGGCTTTACCTTGTCTAAACAAAAGAAAGATGAATATTGGCCACCAATAGTAGGTGATTGTCCTGACTACTGGGTTGATTTGGAAGGAAATGGTGCGTCGTGCTACAATGCTCATAAATTAGGGAAATGCAACATACCTTCAAAGGACAATAAGAATACAATGAATTTTACAGTTTCGCCCTTTTTAGGAGACGGGGGCACTTGCGCTAAATATAAATGGGCAAACCGATGTGGTGTGACATGGGACGGCATTACATCAGGTATTGTAAATCCGTGTGATACATCTACGCAATAAACGCGCTTAAAATTATAACAACAATCATATAAATATATTTATTAAAATATATATATTTATGGAAATCGGGAATAAACTAGTTCATAGACATAGATTTTCAAATGATAATAAACATTTTTTTAAGAATATAGAATTGTTGCCCAATGAATTAATACACCTTGTTAAACAATTTATCCCTAAAATAGTGACTATATTTTTGTCAAAAAATAATTACATTGAAGATCATCATCTAATATTGAGATTAATAAAACCTATAAATGCCGAAGAATATATACGCATAATGATAAGACAAGATAATCATCTTATTTTACAACGTTTGTTAGTTGAGAATCATTCTAGATGGTTAAAAATGAAGAATTATTTTTATCGCAATTGCTTATACAGCAATTATTTAATCTTTTTGAGACATTATGCGTTAGATTATGATTCTCATAATTGTTATCAAACATTGTGTGAATTTTTTGAAGAACTAGGTTTAAGTAAAAATCAACATAAAAAGAAGTTATTTAAGTATATAACATGGAATCCATAAATTTGAACGACATATTAAATCGATCACACGAAGAAATGCAGATAAAGCAATTCTTGTCAGATTTTGAGAAAAACAAAAATGATTTGCTTGCTAAAAGAGGATTATACATTTATGGTGATCCTGGATCAGGAAAAACAACATTTGTAACTAAGATACTTAAAGAATTAGATTACGATATTGTTAAATATGATGCTGGTGATATAAGAAATAAAGCAGTTATAGATACTATAACAAAACAAAATATGTCTGACAGAAATGTGATTTCTATGTTTTACAAAAAAATAAAGCATATTGTTGTAATTATGGATGAAATAGATGGAATGAATAATGGAGACAAGGGAGGCATAAACACACTTATTAAAATCATACGACCTAAAAAGACAAAAAAACAACGCACAGAAGAAGCAACTTCTAATCCAATTATATGCATTGGCAATCACCATATGGACAAGAAAATTAAAGAACTAATGAAGGTGTGTTGTTGTGTTGAACTAAAGACTCCAACAAAGCAACAAATGACAACATTGTTAGATACACTTATGCCAACCTTTTCTCAAGAAGCGGATTCAATGTTCAAAACTAACATAGTAAATTATATTCAGGGTGATTTAAGAAAGTTTTCAACTATTTACGAATTATATAGAAATAACCAAAGCATATTGAATACTAATATAATTAAGAATATATTTTTAGAAAAGTCATACAATGACGATACAAGAAATATAACAAAAAAACTTATTAATAATCATTGTTCTATAGAAGAACATTTGACTATTATGAATGAAACAGATAGAACTATTGTGGGTCTTTTATGGCATGAAAATATAATTGATGTGCTTGGCAAAATGGACAAACAACAATCTGTTCCATTTTATTTAGGTATGCTTGAAAATATGTGTTTTGCTGATTACATTGATAGGATAACTTTTCAAAAACAAATATGGCAATTTAATGAGATGAGTTCTCTTATCAAAACATTTAAGAACAATAAAGACTACCATAATACAATAAAAAAGACAAAGTTTAATCCTGCGGAGGTTCGATTTACAAAGGTACTAACAAAATATTCAACTGAATATAATAATTCAGTATTTATACAAAACTTATGTCAAGAATTGTCAATGGATAAAGATGATATGTTATTATTCTTTTTGGATATAAAAAACAAACATAGTGATACAGAAATTCTTGGGTTGTTTGAAAATTATAACATTTCAAAACTTGATATAAATAGAATTTACAGATATTTGGACAAATATACAAAAGAAAATGCGGATGGAATAGAAGATATTGTATTATCTGATGATGAAAACTAATCTTGTTTAGCTTATAATTATATTTCCCATTTCGTCAATTGAATAATTAATTTCATAGTTTAAATAATTGTTTTTAAGCTTATCAAATGGCAAATCTTTATTTATACTCTTTTTAATTTTATGTTTCAAACAAATAACTTTATATTTATACATTTCTGAATGTGTTTTCCTATTAAATGATCTATATAATGACATTTGTTTGTATATTTCTGAATTAAATATGCTATTGTTATATTCTACATTTACTTTATTAAATAAAATAATAGATATAAAATTTTTATTTATAGTGTGTTCTATCGGCATAAGATGTTTTTTAGGAATACTAGACATAAGTTTTTGAATATGTTCTGTACAATGTTTTTCAAATTTAAACATCAATCTGCCATGTCTATGAATAATATAATCACTCAAATATCTGCTAATATATACTATAACATCTTTAGGAAGTTGGTTAAATAATTCAATCTTCATTTTATTAGTTATAATTATTTCTCTTTATAACTAATAATTTTTCATTCAATTTTTTATAGTCTTTCTAATGCTCTAAGATACTTCTTATGCCATCTTTCTTTTGATTGTTGAGACACTTGTGTGTGTCTGTGCTTCTCATATTGTTCGGGGTTATCGTAATACAACATAAGTGGATCACGTCTCTTGTTGCGACCAGTTGAATCAATTACCTTGAATAAAAAGTCTTCATTAGCACTTCCAACTGTATAATTGTAATAAGAGCCTGTAACAGCATTTCTAATATTTGAGCCTAATCCTGCTGAACCGTAACTATGAATATTTAATCTTTTTACCCATTTATTGTCCTTGGTTTTAAAAGGCACACAAGGTACAGAATAAACATCATAATTCTTATCCTTAGAAAAGAATAAAGATTCATCTTCAGAACCGGATGAATTATCGTTGGTCATAGCATCAAAATCGTTGTCGTATTGAGTGTAGTCGTTGTACATATTATATGAATATACTTCGGTATATTAATATATGTGTTCTTTTTAAATTGGTTTAAAATATATATTACAAACGAATTTACACCCTTGAAGATTTAAAACCACACCTTTCGGTGAAATAAAACATCAAAAAGGATTGCTCTTTTCAGAGCGTGTAAATTTTAGTTTTTGGAATTCTTCTAAAAAACCTGCGTTATTTTAATTGTTCTTTTAATTTTAATTATTCTTTTACACCTTTTTACATTTCAAACGCCTAGTTTTAATATATAATATCTAAGTATATATTAAAAATAGTGTTATTATAAAGACATAATGGAATGCTCTATTTGTTACGAAAATTTTAATACTAATATCACTAGTGTTTGTTATATTATGTAATAAATTAGACGTTTGAATTAAAATATATAACTGAAAAATATATTTTAAAAAAAAGGATTTAAAGACAATATAATATACTATATTGGTGGGGATAGCATACGTTAGATAATTTATTTAGGAATTCCGTTACAGTGTGAATAAAATGTCTATAAGGTGATTTCCCGTATGAAGTCTTGTTATTAGGCAAGATATTTTAAGACAAACTATTTGAATTGCAGCTGGGGTAAGCTGGCTGTAAATACATGTCAAATTCATGTAGAGTTGCGTTTAAAATGATTTAATTCCCACTTGATCGATCATTGCTCGATGTCTTATGCCCCTTTAGCTCAGTGGTAGAGCACTAGTCTTGTATTAAAAACTAGATAACTAGAGGTCCTGGGTTCGATTCCCAGAGGGGGCTTTTCGTATTATAACATACCAACATATTTTATAATATATAATGAGTAAATATTTTAAACAATTTTTATTTGTGGGATTTATATTGTTACCGCTACGTATATAATTATATATTAATACCCAATGTTATGATTATATATATGTATAAATGACATTTTTTATTTTATAAATCTGAAAAAAAATTGAATTATAAAAATACTTATATATTAAATTGGGCATATCTCCAACGTAGCGAATTTAATTTAAAATATCCGATTAATAATGCTAGAATGCTACCTTTTAAATTTGTACATACAGCAGACAATACAACTTACGTAATATTAACAGAAGAAGAATGTTATAAATTTAGGAACGAAATGGAGTCAATTATAAAATCATGTTTTATATATATTTTATTTCAATTTTAAGAGTATGATTTTAAATCTTCGATTGTATAAAGAATCTATTATAAGTTTTACATCTGTTTGCTTTCAATCTAAGCTGTGTTAATAATGTATCACTTTGTTAGTGTTTTGATTCGTTTAAGAAGCTGATTAATAATTATATTTTTATTTGCTAATTGTTGTTCATAATCAGCTTTTATATTCTCTATGTTTTCATTTAAATAAGTTACAGCTTGTTCTTTTGCTTTCATATACGCTTTATATTGTTCTTCTTTGATTCTAATATTTTCTTCTTTGATTCTAATTTGTTCAAGAACTTCTGGTTTATTCTCAGGGCGGCCAGGATTATAAAACTCAAGTAAAGAACTAACATCATTCATATAAAATTGTTTTATATCAGGTTCTTTTATAAAATCATCAATAGAAAATCTGGAATAATATGTTTTGGTTAGTTCTGGGTTTTCTAATAATTTTTCTTTATTAAACGAGCTATGATTGTGAGAAAATGCCAATATAGTTTTAAGTGTATCTAATTGAACCATAGGTATTGTAAACCCTCTTGTAAAAAAGGCTTCTTCAGACACAGCAGCAATGTCATCATATTTAGTTTTTTCTAGCAATTCTTTTTTGAACGCATATGTAGCGGCTGTAGCATGATTATCACCATAAGGCCCGCATTGAAATACTTGTTTTCGAGATTCAAAATACATGTGCATTTCAGATGAGCCAGCAATGAGCTTATCCGGATTTGCTTTAAGCATTTCTACCGCGTGTTCTACTCGTTCAGGTGGATAATAGTCATCATCATCCATATACACAATTATATCTCCTGTACATTTGGAATGCATAAAGTTCCTTTTTTTGCCTAGGTTCATTTTTTCAGAATAAAAATATTTGACTTGTGGAATATGTTTAACAAGATCTTCAATTGGATCAGTTCCGTCATCAACAATGATCCATTCAATTCTATTCTTAGGATATGTCTGATGTTCAAAGCACTTGATCATAACCTGAATGAAAGGTCTCCGATTAAAGGTTGGAGTACATAAACTAACAAAAGGATATTGTTTATTATATTGTTTGATTCCATATGAAGTTTTTAGTTCAGAATTAGAACTATTTGACTTTGACTTTAACTTTTTATGATTGTTTGACATATGGTAATAGTTAATAAATAATATTTAAATAGTAATTTATTTAAATAATCTAAACAATTCTGAAATTATATTTTGAACCACCGTGCTGTATAGACCCGCCTGAAATAGATCCGTTAGAAATAGATCCGTTGGAAACATCTTCTGTTGGAATGGGTTTACATATTTCAACCAAATTATTTTTATCTATGTCAAGCGCTGACTGCTTCACACTTTGTCTTATTCTTTGCGTTAAATTATCCATAGGCACGTCATTTGAGTATAAGCCCATAAAGTAGGCAAATAATACAGCTATAACTATCCCAACCAAAGACAAAGGACCTAAATACTTGTATCCATTTGAAAACAAACTAACAGTTGCTAAAATAAAAAAGAATATTTTCTTATACACAAACGTATCTTTAATAAAATCGAATATATTTGATGTTTTGTTAGTTTGTTTGATTTCATAAGTTGAAAACAATGGAGACATCAATCCATACAATGTGAAAAACACTGGAGATATAAAGGCTGATATGCAACCCACCGGAATCCATATGAAGAAAAACATTATCATCTTTGTTATGCGCATAAGACTTATATCTTTATTTGATTCCCATTTGTTAGTATCTGCTTCTGAAACATATCTAAACAACTGAGGTATGCTAACAAGATGATAAAAAATGCCTATACATATGTTAAAGAAATATAGTGAAAGCCATAGTAATACACCTAATGAACCATAAAGCATCATGATTAATGATTCAGGCAAGTAACTTAGATATAAGAATATTGTATTTATAGCTAGAAAGTTTTTTGCCATCATATTTTCATAGACATTCGCAAAATAAAGGGGAGCATTTGAAAAAACACTAGTGCTAGGTTGTGCGTTTTCTCTCAACTTGCACATAAAACTTTTTTTAAAACCTTCTAAATACTCCTTTGAGTGAAAAAAAGCTTTTTGAGAAAAACTGTCTTTTGCTTCAGCAAACATAGACGGTTTTGTTATATTTATATCAATTGGTATATCATTTACAACTCTGTTTATATTGGTATATGGTGCCAAATCAATATTATCTGGCAAAATATTTGCTTGTGCAACCTTGGTTGTATATAAACCTATTGTTCCAATTACAAATATACATATTCCTATAGTAAATATGATACTTACAAGGTAATTTGTAATAAAACCTTTAATATCTGACTTTGTTTTTGTGTCTTCTCCTTTTTTTTCGTCTATCGCATTTTCTTCCGTCATTAATCTATAATAATTGTATATTAAAAAATATAATCTTAATTGTTTTATATTTTTTATTCAATTTATAATTTGTATATCTCCTCTCAAATACATATTTTTCAACTAACAATTTGAAATATATTTATCAAATATTTGTGGCACCAATTTATAAACAAGAACCATAGTGCGTATAATCACATAACCTATATCTTTCATCCAATCTTACAATCGTTTGATGAAATGAATCATATTTATAACAATTAAATACTTTAATATACAATTAATTATGTTTCAAAATCTTAATATAAATGCTTTTATATAATATATAGTTGGATACTTATTTATATAATGATTTCAAACCACTTAGAAGATTATGACTATATAATGCAGCCGATGGAACACAATCAAGACAACAGTGAATTTATCCCTTCATCATTTTCAAATATAGAAATATCGAAAATAATATTTGAAAACGATGCGTTTACTAAATACGAAGCTTGCGCCAAAGCACACGGAGAATATATTAAATGCAATGATTCTTCAAAATTAAAGAAACGTAAAAAAATCGTGGCAAAAGAAAGCTACGGAGAATATCTTGATTTTATTGCCGGAAGAAATAAAGAAAAAGATCAATGGATTTACAATATTATCAATCAAACAGCAGAACAAGAGAATGTAATTTACAGAGATCCAGCAATTGTTATTGTGCCTTCTTATGTATGGGATTCTAAAGATGTAACCAAACTTCATTTATTATGCATTCCAACTGATACATCTTTAAGAACCATTCGAGAACTTTCATTTATTCACCTGCCTTTATTAGAACACATGAAAGGGGCTACTTTAGCTAAAATTGAACAGTTATATGGTCTAAAAGAAGAGAACCTAAAAATGTTTTTTCATTACGACCCATCTACCTATCATCTTCACGCGCACTTTGTTGCGCTAACAAATGTAAAGTCACCGTCGTCTGTTGAATTTTCACACGATTATGATTCAGTAATGTTTAACTTGTCTATTGATTCTGATTATTACAAGAAAATTAGGCTAAATAAAAGGTTGTTAATATAAATTATCTATAATGTATATATGAAGCTAGACCTAAAATACGTTATTATATATACATTTGGTTGTTTAATGCTTTATTATGCGGTGATAATGTTGGGGACATACACGTGTAAGGAAGGACTAACAAACTCACGGACAAACACATCAGATCTAGAAAGTTATTCTAGAATGGTTATTCCATATCCAGAAAATGCTACCATAAATTATTCTGATGTAAACTCTCCTTTGTATAATCATACTGTAAACTTGCCGTTAAACGACACAAAAAGTTGCGCTAATTTTTGCGGACCAAAATCACAGTGCTCCATAACAAGGCAACAATGCACATCCGATGTTGACTGTAACGGCTGCAATCCTGGACCAATTAAACGACCTAAATGTCTAACAAAAGATGTACCAGCATACGATGAAAATATCTTTGGATTGAATTACAACCCGATGACAACCGGATATAACGGCTATAATACAAACTTCTCAGAAATATACGAAGGATCAAAGTATGCACGCATAAAAAAACCATACGAAGGAATAAACACATGGAGAGATTCTTTAAACAAAGGACTCGAACTTTACAACAAAAAAAGAGAGATTAACGATCAATACCATTCAACGCTTGATTTTGGATATCAAAGTAAGCAGAAATACTACGAACCCAAATATCCAATGAGCATATCGGCAACTGGAACTTTTTATGAAACGACACCACCTGCCTTTAATGCCGACCTAAATTCCTAAATATTCTTAAAATTTAAAAACTTTTCGAATCAGTAATCTTAAGTAGCATACAATAACCCAACATTTCCACCAACAAAACTAACAACATTTATTCTTTCTTCAAACAAATGCAGATCAAAGTTATAATCATAAATTCGCCATGTAGGTTTATTAACTCCTATCACATTTCCTGTCTCTGGATCACAAATGGTTAAACTTTGAGCCAATGGATCTAAAGGTGGCATAATTGTTGTGAATTCTAATTCAATCTGGCTAAATCTGCTCATATTAATAGCACCTGATGGCTGCATATCGGAGTTTGCGGAGTTTATGGAGAAATTATAGCAATATAGTCCTTCTGGAGCGTTTCCACTTGTTCTTGTGTATTTTTCAATAAGGTCATAAATTCCTGACTGTTGTATATTTTCTCTATAAGAGCCGTCTAATAAAATACCCATAGCAACTAATATATTTTTATCGTTTTGTGGATTATAAGGTTGATTAATTACTAAACCTGTTAGTGTGCCGTTTGGATTGACACCGGGGCCAATGAGTACAGGAGTTAGCACCCCATTCACTGTTCTATAAATGACATAAGATCCGGAAGTGGGTGCACGAACGACATTCAAAGGCATATAATTGTAAGGCCAATTTGTATAATTAGACCATTCATTTCGTAGGTTGGCATCACTTCTTTGAAAATAGAACAGCCAGTTGGAAATCATACCAATCGAATCAAGTTCTACTTTATTAGGTCCAGTAACATTTGTAAATACTCTTTCATGAACTTGTTTAATTAAGTATTCTTGTTCTTGAAGTGCAAATAATCGTTCTTCTTCGTTTGATAAAAACGCATAAGTACAGTTCAAATGTATGTCTGTATTCCATCCTGTTCGTTGATCAGCATAAGAATTAATGTCAATATTAATATCAGGTGGAGGTTGTAAAAATCGATAGAACTGCATATACCATAAATTGAAATTAGGAGCTACATATGGGTAGTTGTTAGTTGCATCAAACACATCGCGTATGACAAACAATTGATTGACAGGTCTTATTGTGACGTTAATATGGAGTTCATTGTACTGAAGTGACGTAAGAGGAAATGCCATTTGCGACTTTAATCCAAACCAAGCGTTCAGAGGTATGTACAATATTCGACCTCTGATCGATGGCTCTGATCCGGCGAAATTTTCTGTGTAATAAGCATTCGGATATGAGTTGACTCTTGAATTGGCATTTGCAGGATCAACCATATCAGGAACATTTCCAATCATTCTATTGAATAAGTCTTTTTTAACGCCACTGAAGTCGCGCTGAACAGAAGCCAATAAATAATCACCAGAAAATTCTTGAAGTGTGTAGTTTCCACACGTGATACTTATTTTAGAGATCATTTTTGCTCCTATATTTTCAATCCATTTGAACTCATATGGTGCCCATTGTTCTATATTTCCTAGACCTTGAGATGTAGTTTGTTCAGTGACTTGCTGTGGTGGTAAGATAGGACTCCAAATGTTTGGCAAAGCAACCGAAAGATAACAATCCATTAAAAGATCGGCATATCTTTTTACTTTGAATGTGAAGGTGGATTCTTCGCTCATTCTAAGAGTTTTAGAGCCTTCATAATCCAACCGAAATTTTTGAAGTCCAAAATTAGTATACTTATGATAAGAAGCTTTAAAAAAAGTTTTTGAAGGATTACCATTTAATTTAATATTCTGTTGACCAGGGGAAACTAAATTCAAAAGACCTCCAGGCATACTCTTATACTATATAATAATTTTAATACATTATATACAAAAATATTATATTATAAATTTATTATATTTATAATATATCTTATTAATATAATGGACAATCCAGGCCAAGGTATTTTAAAATCTGTATCACAATTAAAAGAATCTACAACAGTGTTTTTGTTAGTTGTTATAACACTAACAATTATTGCTATTGCTCTGATTTATTATTTTTATTACAGCGGATTAAAAAGTAGAGAATGTTCAGCCATGCAAGATATATATGGTGAAATAAATGGAAAAATAAAATCAATGGACAATTCTGATCAATTTAACTACACGTTTAAAGATTATTATATTAAAACAGCATACAATTGTTGTAGTGGAGGAAATTATAAAAATGATTATGTTGACACTTGTATATTAAAAAATATATTAAAACAAGGTGTAAGAGGATTAGACTTTGAAATATTTTCAATAGATGATAAACCAGTAGTTGCTACTTCAACCGTTGATAGTTATTATGTGAAAGAAACATTTAATTATGTAAATTTTTCAGATGTTATGAATATAATCAGGGATTATGCTTTTTCAATGGCAACTTCACCTAACCCTTTGGATCCGATCATAATTCATCTTAGAATGAAAAGTGAAAATCAAGCAATGTATAAGAATTTTGCTAAATTGCTTGAAAATTATGATAATATATTGCTTGATAAAGACTACGATTCTGAATATTATGGAAAGAATTTTGGAAACGTAGAAATACGTAAACTAATGGGGAAAGTAATTATTATCGTTGATAGAAGCAATATATCTTTTTTGGAATGCCCTGAATTTTATAAGTTTGTTAATATGACAAGCAATTCTGTATTTATGAGAGCACTTCATTATTATGATATAAAATATAGTCCTGATATGAATGAACTTATTGAATTCAACAAACAAAATATGACTATTGCTATGCCTGATAAAGGTTCCAATCCTGAAAATCCAAGTTCTATAGTATTGCGTGAAACAGGTTGCCAATTGTTAGGAATGCGATATCAATATGTTGACACAAATGTAGAGGAAAATGATGTGTTC